CAGCGCCATGGCCCGGGCTCTCGCGCTGTTGTCGTCCGCCTCAATGACGCCCATGTTCCGGTATGCTTCCAGCTTCTTGGTGACCAGGGCCTCGATGTCCACGCCCTGCCGCCCGGCAAAGTCCCGGTACAGCTTTTCGATCCGCTGTGCCCCGTTCCTGTTCAGGTTGCTGATCAGGTGGTACAGCTCATGCCCCAGCGTGGTCCGAAGCGGCGCCTTTCCGTCCTGCGCCAGATGGATCACCAGCCCGCCGTCCTCGGACCTGGAATAGAACCCGTTCACCACGCCTTTGACGCCGTCCGGGCGGATCGTGCTGTCCATCACCACGGCAAAGCCATGCTCCCTGGCGTACTCATGGATCACCTGCAGCTCCGTCCTGGTCTGCTCGTCCACGTCCCCGTCCCAGGTGTTCACCGTCAGCCCCGGCTGATATTTGGTTTTGTCCCCGTCCGCTTTCCTCTGGTTAAACCCAAATCTGCGGTTGATGTCGTCCGCCGTCCGCCGCCGCTCCTGCTCCTGCTCGGTTTCCTGCGCAGGCTGCTGAGCGGTTTCCTGGGCGGGCTGCTGATCGGTCTCCTGCGCCGTCTGCTCGGTCTGCTGTTCCGTCTCTGTGCCGGCAGGTTCCTCCTGCTCCTGGGTGTCGGTCGGCGCTTCAACCGCCGTGTTATCCTCGGCGGTTGTCTCTGCCATCACCTGGTCCCCGGCTCCTTTGACGGGTTGCTCCGGTTTCACAAACTCTTTCCTCGGCTCCGTCTTCTGCGCAGTTTCTTCTTCCTGCGTGTCGGCCATCACCTGGTCGCCAGCCCCCATGATAGGCCGCTCGCCTTTGGGGGATTCCTTTTTTGGCCCTCCTGTCTGATCAGAGGTTTTACCTCCTACCTCCTCCCTGCTACCTCCTACCTGATTTTCGGCCATCACCTGGTCCCCGGCTCCCTTGACAGGCTGCTCCGGTTTCACAAATTTATTTCGCTGTTCTTCTGCTTCTTTGTACTCCGCTTCAGCTTCCTCTCTGCGTTTGGCTGCGTCCCTGGCCTCCTGGCTCAGGCGCTCACGTTCTTCCTGCGTCGTGTTTGGATCAGCCGCTGCATTTCCTGATTCAATGATTGCACGGCTCACCGCCGCCTGCGCTTCCCGTAATCTCTGCTCCGCCTCGCGTGCGTCCTGCTCCGCCTGGGCCCGGTCCGCCGTCTGTCGGCTCTGATCCGCGATCACATCCTGGGCGTTCCGGTTCGTCTGGTCCAGCTCGCCCTGCATCAGTCTGTACGCTTGCTCGGAAGTATTCTGCGCAGCCTGATCCGCTTTTGCTTTTTCTTCCTGCCGCAGCCCCTGGTCATCTACGGCTTTCTGTGCTTTGTTATACGCTTCCTGTGCCCGACCAACCTGACGCCTGGCAATGCCGATATTCTTCTCAGCCTCTGCGCGTTCCCTGGATGTTTTCGCCTCCTTCCTGGCAGCCTCCGCCTGTTCCAGCTTCTCCTGGGCCCGTTTCAGCCTCTCTTCGTACTTTATTGCTTCCTCCAGCGCCGCGTCCGCCGCCTGCTTCTCCTGCTGCTGCCTGGTGGTCATCTGTTCGGTTTGATTATTCACCGCCGCAGCTGCCGCAGCCTGAGCCCGCCGGTACTCACTCTCCGCAAGTTGCCTGCGCGCACTGGCATCCACCGCCGCCTGCTGCCTGGCCGCCCGCTCCTCCGTGGATACGTTCGGGTCCGCGCTCGCAATGATGGCGCGGGATTCCGCCGCCTGCGCTTCCCGCATCCGCAGCTCCGCCGCCCTCACGTCCGTGTCCTGCTGGCCCAGCCGGTTGCTGTCCGCCGCCGCCTCGTTCCTGATCGGCGCGTCTGTCTCCAGCACCGGCCTCTCCCCCCTGGGAGATTCCTTCCGCACCTCCGCCTGCGCCCGCTGGTCAACATCGGTCCTGGCATTCTCTCCGCCGTTGAGCGTCGTTTCAAAGGCCTCATGCTGTGCGTCCGGCGTACTTTGCCCGGCAAATGCCTTTTCCTCTGCAGTTGCTTTGCCTTCCTCCTGCTGAGAAAGTGCCGCCTCTGCCACCAATTTCAGCACTTGCTTTTCCTGTCTGTTCAGCGCAGCCCCGGTCCTGACCTTGTTCATGATGCCGCTCATACCGTCGATGCCTTCATAAACAATACCGGAAAGCGTTGTCTGTCCTATTGTCTGTATGGCAATATCAGCAGCTTTTGACAAACTGATGATCGCATCCGCTTCTGTCTCGGAGAAAAGCGCGTTTTTAGGCTGCACGCCGTTCATATAATCGCGCAGGTTCTCTCCGATGGAGTTCCCGATATCCTGCCCGAATTCTTCCAGCGTCTCCTCAAGCGGCGACTTGAGCCTCTCAAGCCGTCTCTCCCAGAAGGCCATGCTGCGGCTTGCCCTGTCGTATTCTTTCTGCACGCCGCTCGGTACGTCCCCGCCGCCAAATTCGATCATCGTATTGAATACCGCGTCCAGCGTAGCAAACCAATGGTCGGCTGCAGTCAGGTTTTCCGCTCCGCCTTTCTGTCCGGCCATTTCGTCCACGTTTTCCATATACTGGTTCATGATCATCGTGGGCGTGGTCGGATGGCTCAATGCGGCTTTCATGCCATTGACAGCATTCCTGACCAAATGGGATCCGCCGCTGAGCGCCGATATATTCGCATTGGCAGCACCGGCAATGTTTTGCAGCGTATGATATGCCGACAGCCCTCTCAGCGCAAAACCCACGGCCATATCCAGCGCCTGATTACCCAGGTTCTTAAATGTCCCGGATTTGATTTGCGCCAGCACGTCTGTCGTATACTTGGCGTCATCATCAGACAGCCCGTATTTTTTAAATACTGGGATCAGTTCCGCTTCGTTGCGTTTGATCATGTCCGCATCCAGGGACGCTGACCATTTCTGCACCTCGTTATTATTGCTGTTCATCCATTGCATGAACCCGGTCTGATCCCAGTCCCATGACGGTCTCAACAGCACGGAATCAGGCTTGCCAAGCAGGTTATACAAAAACTCGCCGCTGACCAGTTCACCCACAAATGAATAAACGTTTCTTGTCATGTTCGACGCGCCGGATGCAAAGTCCATTGCTTTCGTCTGGATGTCTTTCCAGCGCTCACCCCAGTTGGTCATGTATTCTCCCAGGTCCTGCAAACCGGATGCGGCTGTTAGCTCCGCTTTCAGCATATCGGTCGCCGCGTGGTTGATCATGCCGCCCAGCGTCCGATCAACCGGTCCTTTGCTCCACGCCTCCGTGATCGCGCTGGCGTTTTCCTTTGCCTCCGTGCTGGTATCGGTGCCGTCCATGTAGGCAGTCAGCGCCGCCAGGTCAGCCTCCGCGCTTTCCAGTTCTTCCGGCTGCATGGTCCCGCCGGCGATCTCGTCCCGGATCTTCTTCTGCGCCGCTTCCATGTTACTGCGGTACAGGTTCGTATCCACCGCGCCGAAGGTATACTGGTTCTCCGCTTCCGCCGGCTGCGTCTCCGGCAGTGCCTGTGCCTTTCCTTCATTCCTGATCGCGTCAATGGTAGACCACAGCCCGGCCATGCCGTCCTGGTTATAGATTCTTCCCTCCTGGTTATTCTGCCGGAGCATAGCCAGGTCGCTTTCAGCCTGCTCTCTCAGGTTCGCGTCCCGGATGCTCCCGTCCGCCAGCGAGCGTTCCAGTTCCTTCTCCGCCACGATCTGCTGCACTCTTGCCCCGGCCCCGGTCGCCGCGTCGTCCCTGTCCCGCTGCTCCCGCTCCATCCGTTCCTGCATCGCCGCCGCAAAAGCCGCATCCGCCGGGCCTTTTGTCGCACCGATCTGACCGTTCTGTAAAATCCCAGGTTGAAACAGCGTCCCGTTCACCCTATCATCAAGTGCGCGGTAGCCGCCTCCCATCCCGTTCTCACCATCCCATACCTTGCGCAACTCTGCCTGCTGCTCCGGCGTCATGGAATCATAAACGGACCGGTTATTCCCGAAGGCCCTGCTGACGTCCTGGTCGTAGAGCCGGTTCACTTCCCTGGCATCCAGCACGGCTTTCATACCGTCCGCCTGCGCCTGACCCTGGTCTTTGCTCTTCTGATAGGTGCCCTGGAAGGCGTTCGCATAAATATCTTTTTCTTCGTCTGTCTTGAGGTCGCCGATTCCAAACGTCTTCTGGTTCTCCATGGGAACCCCACCAACTGGCATGGTATTCCCGTTGATACCCAGGAAACTTTTAAACCCGTCCATCAGTTTGTTCAGCGGAAGATTTTTCTGTTCTTCCTGCCATGAAAACAGTTTGTCGTTAGCATATAGATTCGCACCTACGCCGGATTGATCTTCTGGGTGCATTTTGCTGTATTCGTCATATGCTGTGGCAAATACATCCTTTTCCCTGTCATCCTGCAGGTCAGAAAATTTTTTCAGGGTTCGGCTTTCGCCGGACCCCGTCGCAGTATTGTTTCTGGTGGAATTGTTCCCAAAGGCATTGCTTCCAAAGCTGTTCCCACCAAACGTATACTTATTTGCCATAGTTTACGGCCTCCTCATGGAGTTATTTTCTATTTAAATAGTTTGCCACTTCTTCAGCTTCGCTCATTCCAAACAGATTCATATCGACAGGTGTGCCCAAATTTTTCACTAAGTTTTCCGCATTTGCCAATTTTGTTCGGCTATCATACGCTCCCACCGTACGATTCCCATTCAGGTATTTCGGATTGGTCCGTGTCAGCCCCAGTTTGTTGTTTACAAAATAATCCACCTGTTCATCTGGCGCTCCAGACAAAGAAATTCCAGAATTTCTCATGTTCCATAGTGTATTTAAAGCCTTCTCATCTCCGCCCATCTTGGCATAATAATCAGCCAGCGCCATCTGCATATTGGGATCCACAACAAATTTACTGTTTCCGTTCTGCCCCACACCATACGCCGCGTTCATCGCATTGACGATCCCGCTCATATCCGGGCTCCAGTTCGCTCCGGGCCCCACGCCCCGCGCCGTCACCGGCAAGGTCTTCAGCAGCTCCTGATACTTCTCCTGCTCGTCCGCCCAGCGCGCGTACTCCTGGGCGTCCAGCTTGCTCATGGCCTCCAGGTTGTTTCGTTGATCATCCTGCCCCTGCTGGTACTGCTGCCAGGCGATCTGCTGCAGCTCCGGGATCATCCCTGCCAGGTTACCCAGGGATTCCTGGTACGCCTGCTGCCCGGCCATCGCCCCGTAGCTGTTGCCATATCCGCCGGTCAGTGCCGCGCTCTGGCCTTGGGTGTCCATCATGGCCTGCCGGCCCTGTTTCACATAATTGTCCTTGATCTGCTGATACAGCCCGTCCGCGTTCACGTCGTACCGAAATGGCGTCGGGTTGAGCAGCCCGTTCATGGTCTGCTGCATCGCCGCCGCGTAGGGGCTCTGATAGGCCCCCGGCGCCGCCGCCAGGAAGGCCGTCGGATCCGCGATCTGGCCGCCGGCCCCCAGCGTCCCATAAAAGGCCCCGCGCCCGGCGATCCCCATGCCGTTCACGTTCAGGGCCGCGTTCTGCGCTGCGTCCGCCGGTGTCGCCGTCAGTGCCGCAGCGGGCGTCCCGCTCACGTTCGTCTGCGCCGCGTTCCCGCCGTTCTTCACCGCGTCTTGCACTTCCTGGATGCTCAGCGTCGGCGTCTTTGTTCCATTCTGTCCCATTTGCTGGTTAATCGGCACCAGCTGTACTTCCCGGTCTCTGATGCTACCCGCCATATCCGAATACCCCCAATCCCATGATCATCAGCTTCACGACCTTCAGCTCTTCGATGGCCCCGCTGTTGGTCGCGCCCTCCGTTACCTCGATGTCGCACGTCCGGTAGATCCGCACCGTGCCGATCCGCTCCCTGCTTCCTCCCAAAACCGTACCGGTCCAGACCTCCATGTCCCCGCTTCCGTCCGCCGTGAGCCCCGTATAATAAAGCACCTGAAACGGCGTCGCCCAGTCTCCCAGGTACGCGTCCGCCCAGGCCACGCCGCCCTTCTGCGTCCATTGGGAGATGTTCACCGTCTTCTCCTGGACGTTCACCTGGAGCCCCCGCTTCTCCCCGATCCTCGCGGTCAGCCCGCCGTTCTTCAGCTCCACGGCCAGCAGCTTGTCCAGCGTCAGCCCCAGCTGGGCCGCCGTCACCCCATGCGGGTTGTCCTTCCTGAGCTCATGGGCCGCCAGGGCTCCGGCGGTCGTGTTTTTGTCCACCACGCCCACGCCCTGGCTCAGCGCGTTCATGGCCCCCGTGTACCCGTCCTGCTGTGCGTTCGCCAGCTCCATCTCCAGCTGCGGCACCAGTTTGGACAGATACCGCAGGATTTTCTGCACATCCTGCCGCGCATCCCCGCTCGTCGTCATACCGGGCAGTTCAAGCATGGTATCACTCCCTTCGTTCGCTTCGCTCAGGTAGGAAGTAGTAAGTAGCGCGGCCTTCAGCCGCTAAGGTAGGAGGTTTGATATGGTCATTGACTATTCACCTCCTACCTACTACCTCCTACCTACTACCTGAATAAAGCCTTCTACCTGATAAAAGTCTATTGCCTACTGCCTAAATAATTCCTCGCTCCCTCCACCATCTCATACACCTTCGTCACCGCGTACACGGTCACGTCGCCGGTGCCGCTGTAGCGCAGGGAGAAATGGTCGCAGCTCTGAGCCCGAAGCGGCAGGGTGACGGTCTTTTTGACCTCCGTCTCAAAGGTCATCGCCCGCCGCCACTTGCCGTCGCTGTCGTACTGGATGTCCAGGGCGATATGGCTCCCCTGGTCCATCTGCAGGCGGATCTCGATCCGCTTGAGCCGCTTGACCTGGGTGGTTCGCTGGCCCATGTTGTACTCGGTCAGGGTGTCGCCGGTCACTGCCTCCCAGGAAAGCTCCTCCTCCAGCCCGGCCCGGTAGTCCTCCAGCATGGACCCGGCCCCGTCGATGCCCCACACCGTCCCCGCGTCGTCCAGGATGTAGTCGCCCTCCCCGGTCGCCGCAAAAGATACGGCCCGCAAGGTGTCCTCCCTGTGCCACAGGCCCACCATCGTGTCCAGGACGTACAGCTGCGGCCCGTTCTCTGTCTGTGCGCTCACGTACAGCTTGTTGCCATGGGCCCCGCAGATCACGTTCTCCAGCTTTGTTTCGCCCAGGGCCTCGCTCACCTTCACCGGCCCGCTGCCGTCATAGCGGACGATGCCGTCCCGGCCCATGTAGTACAGCATTTCATTGACCACGCAAAGGCTCTTCTCACATCCCGCCTTGACGCCCCGCATCTGGAGCTCCACCAGCTGATAGTTGCTGGGCTGCGTCCCGTATAACCTATGGATCCGGTTCTCCTTGAAGAAGTGGACATAGCCCATAAAATTGAAGATCCCGGTAAAATCTCCCTGGCTGCCCACGGTCGCCGCGTAGCTGTCCGTGCTGATGCCCAGGAAGCTGTGCCAGTTGGTCGGGTCCCCCAGCTTGCTGCCCCATATTTCATGGGTCTGGTTGCTGTACCCCCACAGCCGGTTGTTGTTTTCCACGATATAGTCCAGGTCCGGCGCCTGCCGGCTGACAGTCACCGTGCCGTCGTTTTCATAGTCCACGATCACGCCGGACGCAATCACGATGTAGTCGTCCCCTCTGGCGTACACCGTCGCCGCCTCCAGGTTGAAGTCCTCGTCGTCCATCCCGGAGATGCTGACCACGTCGTAATCATGCAGCCCTGCCCCGATGCCCGGACATTCTACCCGGCTGTACACCGTGTCGATCCCCGTCCATACGCCCAGCAGGTACTTGTACAGTCCGCCGTTGCTGGTATTGAGCCAATACTGCCCGTCCTGCGGTTCCGCCGGCGCTTCGTCCCCGCTGACATAGAGCAGCTCCTGCCCGCTCAGCAGGCAGGGGCGCACGTGCACGCCGTTCCCCGTCCAGGCATAATCCATCCTGCTCAGTTCCCTGGTATGCGTGTTATATACGATTTTGTCCGGCCAGACGATCAGGTAAGCGCCCATCCGCACCAGCTGGTCCCCGTGCTCGATGCCGTCCGCTACCTCGGCCCCACCGTAATACAGCTTCCCGTCCCGGATCCAGCTCAGCGTCCCGCCGCCCAGCAATGTCTTCGCCCTCGGGATCTCGATGATCATCCTGCGTCGCTTCCTGGGGGCCAGCATCGGCGCTTCGTCGGAGCCCATGTTTGTCATGCTGACAAACTCCTCCTCCGTCGCGTTCAGGTTCAGATTCAGTCCCCTGAACGCCGTCTGCGCCTTCCGCCGCTCCCTGTTCTCTGTCAGCATCGGATACAACATACGCTCGCTCCTTTGTCGCTCGCTCAGGTAGTAGGTAGGAGGTATCGCTCGCTTTCGCTCGCTCAGGTAGAAGGTTTTTTGTCACTGACCATATACCTCCTACCTCCTCCCTTCTCCCTCCTACCTTACAGCAGGTATTTACTCTGCTTCTCCCTCTTGTACGTCCTGGAGACCATCCTCCCGTACTCGTCCCACAGGCTGTTGAACATCTGCATCCAGTTGTTGTAGCTGGCCACGTCCTGCTGCATCAGGGCGATGTTGGCCAGGGTCCACCATTTGTACAGCGCGTCATACGGCACAGGGGCCACCAGCTCCCCGCCGGTCTCCGGCACGATGTACCCGTCCAGCAGCTCCCGGTAGATCCGCTGATCGCAGTCGTCGATCATGCGTTTCGCCTGCTCGTCGGTATACTCCCCCGGCTGCACCGCCCGCACCTGCGCCAGCACCTCGTCGTGTGTCATACGCTCATGCACTCCCTTCGGGCGTTCCGACAGGTAGGAAGTAGCGCAGCCTTCGGCTGCTAAGGTAGGAAGTAGCGCTCCCTTCGGTCGCTAAGGTAAATGGTCACTAATAACCTCCTACCTCCTACCTTCTACCTCCTACCTGGAAAAAGCCTCCTACCTGAATTAGACCTGCTTTGCCGTCAGATCCCTGTACTCCTGCTCTTCCCGGATGATCCGCTCCTGGATCTCGGCCTCTTCCTTTGCCAAATTGTCGATGAAGTCCGCCACATACTTGGGCAGCTCCACCTCCACCCCGCGCGGGATCAGCCAGTTCCGCCCGTTGATAGAGACATACAGGGGCCGCTTATACCGGTAGTCGTCCCGGAACAGCTTGATCTTCACCGTCTCCTTCTCCACGTAGGGAATCATCGGGGTGATGTTGGCGTCCGGCAGCTGCAGCGGCTCCACGGCCTTCTTGGTCTCCGCCTTCTCCTCCAGCTGCCTGGTCATCTCTTCATTCTTCTGCTTGAGCTCGTCATACATCGCCTGCAATTCTTCTTTCGTCATAAGCTCGCTCCTTTCAGTCGCTCCAGGCAGTAGGCATTAGTCATTAGGCATTAGCTCTATTGCCTACTGCCTATTGCCTATTGCCTACTGCCTATTGCCTAACTACTTAGTTCGCCGCCGCCTTGGGCATGGTAGCGGACGTGGTCTCAATGCGGACCATGTACTGCTCGATCAACCTCTTGGCCAGGCGCATCGCCTTCCAGCCAATGGTTCCGCGCTGGTTCAACGATAGCGATAGGTAAGCGTTTGGATCTCCTCCGGCTTTTCCCCCGCTCCGCACCGGACATGCACCTTTCAGCGCATCCGGCGCTCCATCGGATTCTCCGACTTGTGGCCGTCCCTCCGCCGCTTGTTATCACGGTTTCACAGGTACCACGCCACTGCTCTCCCCCGGATAAAGGCCTGTTATTGCTTCCAGGTCAACGGATCCATGGCTTGCACAGCCTCCCCGTTCCGGGCTTTCCACGTTCCAATATCCCTATCATAAAGTGCTTTTAGGTCCCACCTCTGAGCGCGTGATCAGCTCTCAAAGCCGCGCCGCCTGTAACGGCGCATGGGCTTTCATAACGACCGATTTACTCAACCACGGTCACGCTGCCCTTTATACGGTGGTTTGTTTCCTGACCATGAGCACCGACCCCCGGCATATTCTGCCGTCTTCACCGGGCTTACGACGTCTGGCTGTGCCGCCTTTCGCCGTCCGGAGGATCAGGGTGGACGTTTCGGGACGTTACTCCTTCATTCCGTCCATCAGGATATCAGTTCTATGCAGCCGCTTACGCGGCCAGCATGTCGGCGCTTTTCACGCCGAAACGTGTCGCACGGTCGTCGCCAGCCCCCAGGGGCTTGACAATGTGCTCCAGGCCCGCGCCCTCCAGCTCGCTGACGGCGTAGGCGTCCGCGCCCAGCACCATCGTGCAGTAAACGGAATACTTGTCGCTGCCGCTGATGGTCGCGCCGGCGCCCGCGATGATCTTGGCGCGGGTGTTCTCGATCACGCGGATGTTGCCCACGCTTCCGATCTCGCCCTTGTAGATCTTCTCAGGATGCACGTACCTCTGCAGGTCCTGCCAGGCCGTGCTCTTCTTCAGATCGCAGGCCACATAGGGATGGACGATGGCCACATACTCCCCGTCGATGGGCGGGGCGTCCTGGCCCTGCAGGATGGCCGCCGCCTGGAACAGCAGGTCGATGGTCAGCATCGCGGTGCCATCCATGGTGCCGCGGGCCGTGTTCTCGGTGTAGGCGCCGGCGGCGTAGTTGGGCGCGTACAGCACGTTGCTGCCGGCGGAAACCACATCGCGCACCAGGGTGTCGATGGATTTGCCCGCCTGCCGGCCCTCGGCCTTGGTGATCTCGGCGATCACCGGGTCTACCGTCTCCCACTGGAGCTTATCAGAGTAGCCGACCCAGTAGCCGATCTGGTGGAGCGATTCGGTAATCGCGTGGAACGTCACCAGGTTGCCGGCGGGCGTCACGCCTTCGGTCAGGTCCGTGGTGGTCACGGGCAGCGGATCCATGTAGCGGATCTCCACGCTGTTGCCGTTGTGCTGCGGGATCGGCACCTTTTTGCCAAAACGCTCAAACAGCAGCTCAGGCTCCGCGAACTGCAGCAACTCGGTCTTATAAAATGTCTTCATTTCCGGCGTCATGCCGGTGTCGGTGGTCACGTTCAGCGGGCCGTCCGCGCCGATGTTTCCATTGACGGTGCCGAACATCGTCAGGAATTTGCACGCGAACACCACGTTCATCACATCATAGATACGGTTTCTTTTCTTCATGGTTTTTCTCCCTTCTGGCAGAGGGGAGGCATTAGTCATTAGTCATTAGGCATTAGGCATTAGTTTATTGCCTATTGCCTATTGCCTAATCCCTATTCCCTCGCATCAAAACGAGATGCGTTCCCCTCTTGCCGCTCTTCTCATAATTTCATCAAAATCCTTGGGTCCCAGTTTGCTGGCGTCGCTCTTGACGGTTGCGGCCTTCGGTGCGCTCGTCCCATTCTCTCTTGGCCGGCCCTTGTTCGCCTGCATGGCATTGACGGTGGAAGTCTTCACTTCCTGCGCCGTCTTCTGCACCAGCTGGCTGCTCAGTTCGTCAATATGCACCACCCGATACGCGGTCGCCACATCGACGCCAGCCCCCAGCATCTGAGCAAACACAGGGTTCTGCACCTCAGTTCTCAGGTCCAACCCTGGAAAGATCGCTTTCGCCTGCTCTGCTTGCTGCGTCCACCGTTGGTACTGCTCGTTGACCTGCGTCTGCCTTTTCCGCTCTTCCTCCGCCTGCTTGAGGGCCTGGTTCTCAGCCATCACCCGGTTGTACTCCCGGTAGGCGTCCGGCTCCATGCCCTTGTCGTAGGCCTGGCGCTCGATCAGGTCGTTGTCCTGGTTGATCGCCTCTAGCAGCGCGTCCACGTCGCCCGCCGCCGTGCCATATTTCCCGGCCAGCAAGTTGAGTGCAGGCGCCAATTTCGCCATCTGTTCCGATTGCTGTTTGTTCTCGGCAAACCGTTTGTTAAACTGTTTGTCGAACCGTTTTTGGAACTCCGCCTTGTACTCCGGGTCCTGCATCAGCTCGTCAAAGGTGGCTTTGTGTTCCGGTTTGGTCTCAGTCGCCCCGTTCTCCTGGCCGGCATCGTTGTCCGCTGGCGCGTCCTGCGCCGCCGTCTGCTGTCTGCCGTATACCACCTTGCTCAGATCGTCCGCCTTCCCCGTCGCTTGTGGCTTTGTCCCCGTTGTCTGCGCCTGAGCTGCAGCGCCGGTCCCCTCATTCGCGCCGGTCCCGGCAGCTCCGCCGTCGCCTCCAGCGCCGGCCCCGCCGCCCTCACCGAACATCGTCAGGAACTTTTTGAATAATCCGCTCATATGTCTTTCCCTTTCCGCCGTCTCTCCGGCTTGCCCTTATCGTCCACCCATCCGGGTTGATACCATGATAACAAAACCCGCTGGGGGATTTCTCCCCCGGTAAAAAGGCAATAGGCAATAGGCAGTAGGCAATAGCTAAGATACTAATGCCTAATGACTAATGCCTATTGCCTAATCACGTGCTTAGTTGCACATACTCCGGGTACTCCCTCCGCATGGCCTCCAGCCCCGTGCGAAACATGTCCATATGCCGCCTCATTGGCTTGGTCCGCCAGATGTAGGCCCGTTTGGCGTCCGCTCCCTCTGTGTGTCCTGCCAGTGCTCCCTCCTTGTTCGCCGTCTCCAGCAGCGCCACATACAGCGAGGAAACCCCCGCGCACACCTTTTCATCCTCCGCGTGCCCGATCACCGTCACCTGATATTGCCCGCCGTCCTGAACCACATAAACTTTGATCATCGTCGCTCACTCCTTCGTCGTTCGCTCCGGGCTTCGCTCAGGTAGGAGGTAGGAAGTAGAAGGTAGCGCTCACTTCGTTCGCTAAGGTATATACCTCCTACCTCCTCCCTCATACTTACTACCTGGATAAAGCCCTATTCCCTCAATCTACACTATTCGCCGCCAGCGCCCTCTCTCTCGGCGCGCTGATCCGCTTTCCTTTCTGCTGCTCATTCCCAAGGGAATCGGTCTTAGGCTCTTTACCTCCTACCTCCTCCCTGCTACCTCCTACCTGATCACTGCCTCCTACCTGACTGCCGCCCTGGCCGCCTCCGCCCTCTGCGGCCTGCGCCTGCTGTGCAAGGCCTAAGGCCGCCTGCAGCTGCTGCACCTGCATCATGAGCTGCTGCATCATCTGGAACATCCCGCCATTCTGCCGGATCCGCTCGCGCACCTTGTCGATCCCCTCAAAAGACATCATGTCCAGCACCATCAGCGCGCTGTCCGCGTTCTGCGGGGCGAACATGCCCATGCCGTACAGCTCCTTGGCCAGCTCGTTTTGGGCCATCCTGGAGTAGGCCGTCTGCTTCGCCGCCTTAATTTTGATGTCAAACACCGGCAGCCGTTCGGCAAAGTCTACGCCCATCACGCCCTGCTGCGGCTGCGGGCCCAGCATACTGTTATCAAAGGGGATATACTCCGCCTGTCCCTGCGCGCCCGTGATGCGGATCGTCCTGGGCACGTCATAAAACTGCCGGAACAGCTCGATCATCATGTAGCAAACGTCCTTAAATCGCCTGTACCCTGCCCGGATGATGTCCCGGCTGGGCTTGCTGCTTGCCTCCTGCAGGGCTGCAATGGCGCTGTAAGCCGTCACGCCCGCCGGGCTCCCGCCCTGGGCCGCCGCTGTGCTGCCGCTCACCTCTCGCAGCTCGCTGATCTTGTTATTGAGCACGCCCATGTACGTCGGGTTTAACTCGCTCTTCGGGAACGGCATAATGCTGTCGGTCAGCGCCCCGGATCCGTTGACATGCACTAAAGGCTTTTCCGGGTCCAGCGCCTCCTGTTCGTTGACGCCCCCCGCGTTGTTGATAAAATGCTTCGCCCTGCTGTTGATCAGCGCGCTGTCCAGGATCGCGCTGTCCAGCCGGTCGATGTAGTCCTGAGCATCCCGGCACAGGTCCACGTGACTCTGTCCTGCCGGGCTGCCCTCCATCGGGTACAGCGGATCAAATACAAACGGGTACATGCCGTGGTCATAATAGCCCCGTTCCGCGTACCGCTCGTCGTCCTCGCTGGCGTACAGCACGATATTCTCCACGAACTTGCAAAGGTGCAACACTCCGTCGCGCTTGTAATACCAGTCGATCACCGCGCTCTTGTCCGCCGTGTTGTGCGTCGTCTCATAGGCGTACATGCCCGGCACAAAGTTCGCGCTGCCCAGCTTATCCTTGACCAGGTCGCCGTACTCCTCCTCCAGCTGCTTGTTGTCCTCCAGCGCCACACAAAAAAAGTTTCTACTCTGCTGGATGTCGTCCACCGCCGGGTCCCAGTAACAGTTGAGGATGTCCACGCGGCTGACGCTCACGTCTCCGATGCCGTTGCTCTTGTCCGGGTCCCAGCTGACGCACACCACGCCGGTGCCTTTGATCAGCTTATCCCACCAGATCCGGTCGTAGATCTCCTCATAGTCGTTGAGCTCCAGCACGCACGGCAGCACCTCGCTTAGCGTCCTGGCCGTCTCCTCGTCGCTCTGCTCCCTTGGCAGCACGTTTGGCTCAGGATAGTTGTCCATCGCGTCGCTGTGTTTGACGATGCACGAATTGAACAGCCACCCGCTGTTGGTTTTCACTCCGTACTGCTTCCGCTCCCGCCGCTTCCCGGCCCAGTTGTGCATCCGGTAGTACCGCTCCGCCTCGATCACCCGCTGCTCCAGCGACGCCTTCCCGGCCTTATAGGTTTGCAGCGTCGCCAGTGCCTCCGCGATCCGCTCCTCCCAGGTCCGGTTCTCCCGCCTGACGTCCCGCCCGGCCCCATCCACCTTTAGGCCCGGCGTCTGCATCACCCTGGATCCGCTCCCGTTCTCCGCCGGCGCCTGCTCGTTCATCCCCGGCACCTCGCCGCCCATCGGGATCATCACCGGCCCCTGCTCTCTCCGTCTGTAAATCTCGCTCATGTTACGCTCCTCTCTTCGTTCGTCGCTCCAGGCATTGTCGCTACGCTCCAGGCATTAGGCATTGTCGCTCCTTCGTCGCTCCAGGCAATAGGCAATAGTGACTAATGCCTAATCCCTAATGCCTAATGCCTAATCCCTACTGCCTACTGCCTCAATAACTCAAAAATCTTGTCCTGTCACTGTCCTTGATCATGTTCAGCGGGTCATCCGGCTCGCTGTACCGCAGCTCCTCCAGCGGTTTCACCGGCGCGCTGATCATCCTGGTGCACAGGGCGTATCTCGTCTCGTCGTAGATGTGGTCTTCCTGGTCCGTGTCGATGTCCTCCACGTCGATCTCGCTGTACACCAGCGAAGGAATCTGCCGGATAAAGTTCGTGCACGTCTTGAACACATACATCATCGGGTGTCCCGTGCTGTTGAACGCCATCCGGTAGTGCAGCTGCATTTTCCCCAGGATCCGGCTGTTGAACGCCTTGGTGAAGTAGACGCCCTCCCGCGCCATGTTCGCCGCTGCTCCGTATCCGCTGTCCCCCCGGTCCAGGCCAATGGCCGGGTCCGCCACGCCGCTGATCTCATGCCCCACGATATTTGGGTCCTCGCTCTCGATCCTGAGGATCTCATGCGCGATCTTCTGGTCGCTCCACTCCACGCCTGTGTTTGGGCTCCCCTTGACACATCCGTACAGCTCCCGGATCCGGTACATGCACCCGACCTCGTCCACGGCCCACCAGCCCACGCTGAAGGGATGATGATAGCCCCAGTCGAAGCTCCGCACAATCCGCCAGTGCTTCGGTATCGGGAACGGATCGATCACGTGGGTCCACTGCCGGTCTTTGTAATGCTCCGGCAGATCGCGGAACTCCCGGAACACCTGTCCGGAAAACGAATTCCAATCCCCGTACAGCATCGCTTTCTTTTCGGCTTCCGGCAGGCTGGCCAGCTGCGCCAGGTAGTTTGGATCGTTCTCCAACAGGTACTTGTTATCAAACACCAGGCTCGGCACAAAGCACCCGGTTTTCACCAGTTTCTTCCTGCTCCCGTCCGGCAGCTCCACCTCCAGCTCGTTCGTAAACGTCTTGAGCGGTACGCCCCGTGTCACGAACCGGTCTTTGACCCACCCGTGCCCGATGCCGCCAGGGTTCCCGGTCGCCCGCACATAGCACACCGTCCCCGGCCCGCTCGGACGGTTTCGCCCGCTGATATAGCTGTACTCCTCCCAGGTAAAATGCGTCAGCTCGTCAAAGCCGATGTAGTCATACTGCATGCCCTGGTAATCAATCTTGTATGTCGTGCTCCGCACGTTTCCAAATCGGATCTTCGCCCCGCTTGGGAACCGCCACTCATGCATCGTCCCGTTGTACCGTGCTTTCGGAAACGCCTGCGGATAGTAAAACTGGCTCTTGTCGATCAGCTCCGTCAGGTTCTTGTACGTCTTGCGCAGGATCAGCCCCCGATAATTCGGTATATGCACCTGCCGCAGCGCCTCGATCACGATGGCGTCGCTCTTCCCGCCGCCGGCAGCCCCGCCAAAAAACACCTCGTCTTCCGTTCTCCGCATGAAGGCGGCCTGCTTCGGCAGCGGTTTCCAAATCACTCGGTTCACTTTGTTCACCTCGTTCCAGGCATTAGTCATTAGGCATTAGTATATTGCCTATTGCCTACTGCCTAATCCCTATTGCCTACTTCCTCTTCCCCATCTTCTCTCTCTGACAGAATAATGATACCCTCCTGCTTCTCCTCCTTGTCCGCTGTCTCCGGCTGCAGCAGTTTGATCGCCGCGCTCACCTCCCGCATCGCCGCCGTCATATCCCGCAGGGCCTTGGTGTCCAGTTTCTTCGTCCGGTACTCCTGCACCCCGTCCTCCGTCACGCTCACCCGCCCAAACAGCGTATCATCGTCCCCGATGTATTTGTTCAGCGTCCGCGCCGCCTTATCCAGCGCGCTCGACAGGTTCCCCAGCGTCCGTGCGTCTCGCGCCTGCGCGCGCGCGAGGGCCTTTTCCTTCACCTTTTCCGCATAAATTCTGCGTTTCTCAGTAAATTTTCTTTCGATAGCCTTCTTCTCAATCGCGCTGATAGAAATCCCGTGCTTTTTTGCCAGCGCTTCCATGCTCATCTTCCCGCTGACATATTCCTGCTCTATCTTTTCCCAATCGTACCTCATCCAACCGCCTCCCCATCAGGCTGCTATTACCATAACAAAAATGCCTGGAAGATTTCTCCCCAGGCATTTTCATCAAAATTTTTTTCGTTTGCCCCATTGACATTACATCGCCAGCGTTGTATAATGATAGTGTCCCAAGGGACAGGAAATAAAAACAGGAGGCCAAGAAAATGAAGGTTATCAACATGAGCAACCATGAGATCGACTTTGACGCCGCTGTCTCTCTGATGGATGACGAGATCCGGGAAGCCCTCGCAAATAAAGGCTTTGAATCTGAGCAGGAGTTTTTCTCCGCTTATGAAAAGGCCCATGAGGAAAAGTTTGGCGCTGAGTGGGAACTGAGCAAGGCCAATCCCGTCTGGTGATGTGCCAGCTCATCTGCCGCTGCTATTAATCAGGGAGGGAAAGATCATGATTAAAAATTTGCACCGCGATGGAAATCAGTGGTTCTGGCGTACTGCCGACAACCTGGGCGTCTACTACACCGATAAGAACGGCCAGGGGATCTTCTTCCAGGCCGGCCGGAACGGAGAAACGAAACAAATCACCGGCACCTGCCAGTTTTCCGCCTGCGCGACCGAAAGCGGCACCCGCCGGAAGCTGAACAAGATCTTCGATGAATTCGCCGAAGATCCCCGCCTGTGATAGGAGGCCTCCATGCCAGATCTGATCCCCATCTCCGTATACGCCGCCCGCATCGGCAGGAATCCCGTCACCGTCCGCCAGAAGTGCCAGCGTGGCACTCTCCCCGGCGCGGTAAAAATTGGCCGCGACTGGCTGATCCCAGCCGACGCCCCCTACCCGGACACCCGCGTCAAATCCGGCCAGTATAAATCCTGGCGCAAAAAGAGCTCCGAATGATCGGGGCTCTTTTCTATTGCCTAAAATCAGTTAGGAGTGAGGAGTGAATACTCATGACTATTAACCTCCTACCTCCTCCCTCCTACCTCCTACCTGGATAAAGCCTATTCCCTATTCCCTTCTCCCTCCTCCGTCTCATAAAGCCCTATCAGCATCATCGCATACGGACAGCGCACGTACCCGTAGGTATTGCAATACTCCTGCATGTGCCCCAGCGCCTCCGCCCGGCTGGCAAACATATGCAGCAGCCGCGCCCCGCCGATGACGCACTCGCAGCAGATATAGTCCCCCTTGGATCTCTGGTAAAACGGACACATCGCCCGCCCGTCACGCGCGTCGTTAGGCATTGTCGCTCCTTCCAGTCGCTCCAGTCATTAGGCATTAGTCATTAGGCATTAGTATATTGCCTATTGCCTACTGCCTATTGCCTAATCCCTATTGCCTATTGCCTACTGCCTATTGCCTAAGCACGACAAAGTCGTGCAAATATATACGCCCCCGCCAAAAAGTCCGACCGTCTCACGCTCAGCTCGCATAGTTCAAGGCCCGGATACAGTTTTCTCATGATTTCCTCGCCCTGCAGCTCCGCGTCCTGGGCGATCCTCGCGGCCTGGCGCTTGCTTACCTTGTGTACGCTCTCGGTGATTTTCGGCTCTTTCAGGTTCCGGCTGCAGCTCCACCGCTTCTGGTCCTTCTCCCTGGCCTGCGTGCCGGCAGCCTTGAGCATGTAGTGGCATACGCCTTTCAGCCCTTCGTGATCCAGCTTCAGCCGGTCGCAGTTGGCAAAGCCCTTGCCCCATACATCCTCGATCTCCTCGCGCGAAAGCCCACCCTCCATGAGCACGTGGTGGTGGGCCCTCCCGTTTTTGTTCCCGGCCTCGATGACCGCCATATGTTTACACGGCCCAAGGCCCTTTTTCGCCCTGCGCCGGTTGATCCTCGCTATGAAATTGCGGAAATCCCGCTTTGCCTGCTCCATCGTCGGAGCCGTCCCTCTGTAGGTCAGCGTCAAAAAATAATCGTTCCGTCCGAAGTTCGCCTCTGCCTTCCGCCGGAAGTGGTTCTCCGCCCGCCTGTCGTTCAGACGTTGCTGGGCCCTGCTGCTGCGGATCCGCTCCTTCATCCTCGCCGCGTCCGGGTAAGCCCGGCTGTAGATGGGATATGCCTCCACCTCCACCGCCTCCCCGCACCGGATGGTCCGGGTCTTATAGCACAGCACCCGGTTGTGCCGGAGCAGTTTCTCCGTCGCTCCGTTTCCAGATTCGATCTCAAAGATTTCCTCCAGGTCCGTCTTCATAACTTCGCTCCGCTCCGTTGTTCAGGTAGGAAGTAGGAAGTAGCGCGGCTGCCGCCGCTAAGGTATGAGGTGTATAGTCACCTGACCATATAAAACCTCCTACCTCCTCCCTTCTACCTCCTACTTGTCCTGTAAAGGACTATTTGTTCCAGGGAGGAAGAGGGGCTGGCCCCTCTTCCTCCCGCCACATGGCGCCCACCTTCTCCCCGACGCGCCTAAACTTAATACCCAGTACAAGCCCGTTAAACGGGTTGCCCCGTTTCCATACATTTGCTGTCCCAACAGCCCAGGGCCTGCCGGCCCGCTGGTCGGTGAGGAAGCACCACCGGTGCTTCCTCCGGGCCCTCCCAGCCCCAGTACAAGCCCGGAAAGCGGCCCCTGCCGCCCTTTAAAATTCGTAATTCCTGATGCGTAATGCGTAATGATTTATATGTGTTATTTACTATACTTCCGTATAGCTTTCGCCCGTTGTTTCGCTGGCCAGTATGCCAAGTAACATCATTGATGCGAGAAGTTTTTTTGCATCCCTTGGTTTGTTAAGTTGATCCGGCGATGGGCAAGCCGTCCTTATTGCACTATCTTTGATACACCTTTCCATAGCCGCAAGTTGGTCATCATGCACTTTCCTTGCTTCGGCCACAAACTGGTCATCAAGGTCTTCCTGTCGATATAATACCATTCGACCACTCCCATTTCGTTTATTGTGTTAAACTCCTATTTAAGTCTCTTCTGGTTTCTCTGGCAATGGCATCCAATGAGTCGGCTCGTGAATGATCCCGATTGCACCATAGACATTACCATCTGTTCCAGCCCAATAACCGCCTCGCGCAGAATACGTGTAATATGAAACTCCTACATATCCGGTGTATTCTTCGTTTTCATCGCTGTACGGAGGAACATATACGAGGACTGGAGTCTGTTTATCTGGCAATTTGTCATTTACGCTAATCCATTCGCTCATATTGAACCTTCTATTTAAGTATCTTCCGGCGGTTCTGGGAGCGGCATCCAGTGTGTGACGCCTCTTATCTCTTCTGATTCATAACAATCAGGCGTATTCCATAAATGCTCTCCGTCAATTATATAATGATTTGCGTGCTGTACTTCAAACCCATCATATACTATGCATGCACCCAGGTCTTCTTCCGGCAGACTGTCCTCCACACTGATCCATTTGATCTTTCCAGCTTCCAATCCATCGGCGTATCCCTTATCGTACTGTCCTCTGTCGTACTTCAGCGCTTTGATCATCTCGTCCCTGTCTACATTAATGCCCACCTTCACCGTTTGTTCTATGACCGCTTCGTCTATTTTCAACGCAATATTATTACTCATTTGTTCATATACAAGATTGATCGGGCTTTTGTACATCTCACTCTCACTCCTCTCACCTTTTTACTCCTCTAAGCTCCTATTACATAGGAGGTCACCCTCGGATAACACTTAGCCGACCCTTCCCCGGCAGCCGGCACCGAATACTATCCAAATGTCATCAATCAGATGCTTCTGCTTCTAATTCTTCTTCTTTTTCAGCTTTTACATACAAATAATATAGCTGATCAAGCAGATTATGAGTTAATGGCAAGAATAGCAAACCGGCTGTTTCCGCTTTCCCTTTACAACGTCTCCAAATATCACGTAAGTGGCTTTCTAATTCTTTATTCTCAAATACCTCCATCAGAAACCATTGTGCGATTTGATGCACCATACATTTTTCCAGAAACACAGTCCTTTCAATCTTGTCCGAATCCTTCATCATTCTCCCCCCTCACTATTGCCTAATCCCTATTGCCTATTGCCTAAATTCCGTCAGCCGGAGTTGCACCGGCCAGGCTGCTGGGTTGGCACACCCTGGTGTTGTATCATGACACCCTATACAAGTCCATGAGAACCCCCGAATAAGGGTATCTCCTTTCTTATATATATTTTGTTAGGAAGGTGCAGCCCCGCCACTCGCGACGGCGTATATGTCGCTTTGCTCCAGGCATTGTCGCTTCGCTCCAGGCATTAGGCATTAGGCATTAGTATATTGCCTACTGCCTATTGCCTATTGCCTTCTGCCTCCAGCAGCTCCAGCGCCTCCAACAGCCGCCTCTTCGTCTTGGCGGTCCCAAAGTCCATCAGCTTCACGACGCTGCTGGCGTCCTTGAGCCCCATCGCCTGGGCCACCTGCGCCCTGGTATAGCCCCCGGCCTCCAGCCTTGCCTTGACGTCCGGCCACTGTTTGATCTTCTCCCAGTCGATGGGCCTGCCCGGCCCCATCTTTCGGATCGGTTTGGCCGGGGATCCGCTGACCCAGCCTGTGCCGTTGGGACGTTTGACGCCGTTGGTCTTCATGATCCGTTTCCCCTGCGGGGTGGTCTGCAGCAGCCGCAGCAATTCCTCTCCGTCCAGGTCCACCAGCGTGTGAAACCACCGCCCCCGGAAAAACCGTTCGAGTTTTGCCATCTGCTCCCTGGGCGATATGGCGCTCACCGGGTCGTTGCTGGTGCTGTTGTGCCGGAAGCCCTGACGCGCCTCCGGTTCCGTCCTGCACATCCGCTGCGCAAATCGGTAGTCGATCACCGCCTGCTCCACAATTTTAACCGCCAGGTTAATGGCTCCGGCGTCGCACATGGTCATGGTCGTCACTCCCTCCGGTCGTTCCTCCAGGTAGTAAGTAGGAAGTAGCGCGGCCTCCGGCCGCTAAGGTAGAAGGTATATACCTCCTCCCTCCTACCTTCTACCTCCTACCTCTTATTCAACCATACTCAGCTGCTTGCTCATCATGACCTGGCTCCAGTATCCGTCCTCTCTCGCCTTCAGCCCGATGTCGCTCACGATGGTCCCCTTGCCGTTTTCGTAGCTCTCGCCGATCTTTACCTTCGTTTTGTATTTATACTCCGGGCGCAGCTCTTTTTCTCCCGCCGTCATCAGGTTGATCTCGATCTTGATGTCCGCTCCGGCGGTCCTCATCCCGGCCCGCAGCGCCGCCATTGTCGCGGCATTGACCGCGTTATTGATCTCCTTCCGAAATTCGCCAAACTGATCAGATTCAATATCGAATAGCATGATCACATCCTCCTAAAATATCCCTGCTGCCCGAACGTTTCCCGGATATCCGCCCACTCCTGCTGGTCTCTCTCCATCTCCGCCCTGCGCTGCTGGATGGCCCGCCGGCGGTCGTACCAGTTTTCCGCCGCCATAATCACCAGGATCGTCATCAGCACCGCCACAGCAATCATCAGCACCCACTCCCCGACCACCTGGTGCAGCATGATCCGCCGGATCATGGCGTCTGTCTCTTTGATCAGCTCAGTGTATTCCATCGTCCTTCCTCCTCTTCACGCGCCTGTAACATGTTTCACATAGGTCAGCAGCTTTTCCGATTTGTCCGTGAGCTTATATTTTTTCTTTCGCTCATATCCGCTGCTGTAATCCAGATATGCCTGATAGGTAGCGTCATAGGCCAGTTTCCTGGTGTCTCTGTCCCATTTGTTATTCACATCTTGCAGTGTCATCCTCAGCAGCAGTCCCGGGTTTACTGGGCCCACCGGTGCCGGCAGTCCGGTATTTGCCGATTCAATAACCGCCCTGATGTTTTCCTTGCTGCCGTTTTCAGATACAAGAATTGAAAATATAGCAGCTACTACGCTCGCTTTTCTGCATATAGGCCGATGGCTCAGCGTAATCTCATACGCTTCTGTTAGCTCATTGATATTGCGTTTAATATATTGCCTGACTTTATAACCTGTTTTATCCAGCGATCCTCCCATTCCAAAGTCGAACAGGATAGCATTGACGGCCCCCACAATGGTCGTGTTTGTCTTTTGGTATCCTTCGTTTCGTAGGATATCCGTCACGGTTCGCTGTGCACCGATGTCATAAACCTTATTGTCAGGCAGTCCTTTGACCACCAGGCAAATGATCGGCTGACCTGATTTGACTACTCCCGTCAGCCTGTGCTGCCCATTTAACAGCACTCCCTTATCATTGAACACAATGGTGTCCCCGGTAATTCTCCAGGCGCCGCTTGCGATTGCGTCCGTATATGCTTTGACTACATGCCTTTTCAGATTGCGTGGGTTATCCGTGTTATGGGTCAACATCTCTTCCGCGATCTCTTTCGTAATGACCATCCACTCCGCTCTGGCATGTTCGTCAAGATACTGACGCATAGCTTCCCAATCTGTCATGTTCCCACTCCTATCAGAAATCCGTCGGCCCATTCTCCAGCCTCGGCCCCACATGATCCACGTCCGTTGGCAGCCTCGCGCTCCCGCATTTATAGCACCGCATCATCCGGTCCTCCGGGTCCCACTGCCACACATGCCCGCAGCCGTTGTCCCTCATCTGCTCCTCCAGCCGCCGCTTCCACTTCCTGCTGCTGTAAATACTCGACCCTGATTTTGCAAAACTCAATTTGTCGCTCCTTTCAGTCGCTCCAGGCATTAGGCATTAGTCATTAGTCCGG